CAGTTGAACGATTTTGAGCACAGCCAGTTGGCAGAAGCGCTGGCCGAAAATACACGGATGTCAAAGGAACTCGATGCAGAAAGGCATAGGTAAAGAATAATGGATAAAGACAGTCAGAAAATTTTTGAAGCACTGTACGACTTGCACGACCGTTACGATGAAGACCCAAAGCACATGATTTGTGCAGATGGCGCAGAACAAATTAAAAAGCTGCGCGAGAAGATTGACACCCTCAAACAGCAGGTCCCGCACTGGATTAGCGTTAAGGAAGAACTGCCGGAAGTACATGGAACAGATGAAATAAATCATAATAAATTCGATGTTCTTGTTTACGTGCCCGAAAGAGACGGATGCCACCAAAGCGGCTATTTCCTTGGGAAGCTGCAAAAAGTAAGAGCGGATAATACCGGAGACACAAATTTTTGGGGAGTTAAGACACCAGAAAGTGACTGGACTTTATGGGGATGGAGCTATTTTGAGAAGCCAATTCCATCTTACTGGATGCCACTGCCGGAACCGCCGGAAGCAGGTGAAAAGGAATGAAACCATCTGAAATGGCAGACGCGTTAAGGGACTATGCGCAGTTGTCCGACTGTACGACTGGACAAGCATTGGTGTTGAATCGGGCGGCAGACGAACTTAACCGCCGTGCTGAGTGGTCAAGCAAACCACTTACGATAGACGAACTGCGAAAAATGAAGGGCCAGCCGGTGTGGATTGTCCTATTGAACATCGCAAAACAGTCAAGGTACGAAATAGTCACTGAAGTCCATGAGGACGGTATTTGGATGGTCTGCGCCGACGATGATAATGATTATGCGGCGTTTGGTCTGTACGGCAAAACGTGGCTTGCCTACCGCTGCAAGCCGGAAGCAGGTGAAAAGGGATGAAAATCCTTGTAGCCTGTGAAGAGTCGCAGGCAGTAACAATCGAACTCAGAAAATTAGGTCACGAAGCCTATTCCTGCGATATTATCCCCTGCAGTGGCGGGCATCCAGAATGGCATATTCTTCATGACGTGTTGACACTACTTAACGGGTGCTGCGAATTCTGCACTATGGACGGTGTAAATCATTCGATTTTCGGTAAATGGGATATGATTATCGCTTTCCCACCCTGCACGAAAACAACGAACGCTGGTGCAAAGCATCTATGGCGCGGTCACAAGTTAAATATACCACGCTATTTTGAAGGACTATGTGGTAAAGCGCTTTTTGAAGCAATTCGGCACGCAGACTGTGACAAAATAGCCGTTGAAAATCCTACTCCATCCGCTGTTTTTGAGTATCCGAGCCCCACTCAAACGATACAGCCATATGAATTCGGATGCCCATGGAGTAAAAAGACACTTTTATGGCTGAAAAACTTGCCCAACTTAACCGCTACAAACATTGTAAAGCCAGAGGCTAACTGCCATGAAGCTGGAACGTGGTTTATGAAAGGCGGAAAAGAACGCCAGAAAAACCGCAGTAAATTGTGCACAGGATTTGCCCGCGCAATGGCTGAACAGTGGGCAGGGCAAGCCCGGGAGCCTACCCCATGACCGCGCCAGAAAGCCCCTGCTACCTCTGCCAGCAGCGCACACTTGGCTGCCACAGCAAGTGCCCGCAGTACATAGCATTTGCGCGGTACCGGCAGGCAGAGGCGGCAGAGAGGCATCGTGCAGTAATGCAAAAAGTGTACGACCATGACAGATACTACAAGATTTTAAGGAGATGTAGATAATGGAAAACATTAAGTTTGTCGACAGTTCGCTGAATCATGAGCAGGAGACACTCCGCCGCATTATGCTGCTCCACCCGTGCGACACCTGCACGCGGGTATCTGCTTATTCGCCATCCCATCGGTACCATTGCTATGAGTACTGCCCCGCATTTAAATCCTGGGCGCGCACATCATGGTACTGGATAACCCGGCGCATAAAAAAATTCGCTGCAGAGGGCACAACCTCCACAGCGGCACACAAAAAATAAACCTATCGCTATTTTAAAGCAGATGAAAGGAAATGTCAAATGAACTACGTAAATGAACTGTGCAATCTGCACGATTATATCGAGGGACGCTTTGAAAACGCTGAATTTATCAGTGCAGAAACACCTGAAGATTATTTCAGCGAAAAAGTTTCTATTCACTTTAAATTAAACGGCCGGCAGTACAAGTACGCACTGACAGACGAAACCCAGGAGGGAAAAGCAGAATGAGTGCATTATATGAACTGACCGGGCAGTATATGGACTTGCTGAACGCTATTGAATCCGGCGGAGTGCCCGAAGAAGCCATCCCCGACACGCTGGAGGGACTAAGTGGAGAACTGGACGAAAAGATTGATTCCGTGGCCTGCATTGTGAAGCAGCTTGACTCCGAAGCTGCAGCTATTAAAGCTGAAAAGGCAGCGCTGGCAGAACGGCAGTCTGTGAAAGAACATCAGCGTGACCGGCTGAAAGATTATATAAGACAAGCTATGCAGCTAGCTGGAAAGAAGAAAGTCGAAACTGCACGCAACTGCGTGAGTGTTGGTAAGGCACAGCCAAAAGCGGTTATTACAGACCTTGACGCGTTGAAAAGCCGCAATGACATTTGGAAGCCATATGATTACAGAGAAACGAATGTGGACAAGACTAGCCTTAAAACCTTGTTGCAGGCTGGTGAGCAGGTCCCGGGTGCTGCTTTGCAGGATGGAGCACCGCGGCTGACAATAAAATGAGGAGTGATTACATGGGTTTATCTGTTTTAATCCTTGGAGATTCCGGCAGTGGGAAGACCACTTCCCTGCGAAACTTTCAGCCGGGCGAAGTTGCAATTATAAATGTTGCTAAAAAGCCACTGCCGTTCCGCACGCAGCTTAAGCCATATAATACAAATGATTATAATGCTGCAAAAAGCGCCATTTCCGCGGCGTCAAAGCACGGAATCAAGTCTATTGTGTTGGACGATATACAGTACCTTATGACAGATGAATTTATGCGCCGGTCGTCAGAAACTGGATACGGAAAATTTACAGACATGGCAGCCAGCTACAGCAGCCTATTTGACCTTGCGCCACAGCTCCCGGAAGACTGCATTTTGTACCTTATGAGCCATGTTGAGCGCGACGAGTCAGGCCATGAGACGCCCCGCACGGTGGGAAAACTAGTGCATGAAAAACTATGTGTCGAAGGTAAGACGTCAATCACGCTACATACCTATGTGGAATCCGGAAAGTATTATTTCCGCACGCACAGCAGCGGCGAGGGCGATATATCCAAGTCGCCGCTGGAAATGTTTGAAAGTGATTTAATTGACAACGATTTGAAAGCCGTGGATGCAGTTATCCGCGAATATTACAATTTTGGAGGTACTAACAATGCAGAAGTATAACGATTGGGACA